CACTTCAACGGGAGATTCCCCATGTCGAAGATCACTCAATTGCGCGATGCCGCCGAGAAGGCGCGGCTCGCTGCGGAAGCCGAACCGGCCAACGAAGCCCTTAAGAAGGCCGCCGAGGCCGCACAGAAGGCGCTCGACGATGCCGAGGCCGCTGCCCAGGCGAAGCCCGTCAAGGTGCGCGTGCTGGTCGATCATCAGGGCCACAAGTGCGACGACGTCGTGACGCTGTCGGCCGACGATGCCGAGGCCGCCGCCGCCGCCGGTTGGGCAGATGCGCACCCGTCGGCAGTCGCTTTCGCGGAGAAGGAAAAGCGCAAGAAGGCGCAGGCTGACGACTGATCGGCGGCCATAGGTTCCGGAGACGACGATGCTGATCACGCTGGAAGAGGCTCGCGCCCAACTCAATCTGGGCGAGGACGAGACGGACGACGATGCCCTCATTACGGGCTACATCGCCGGTGCGGCCAAGCATCTCGAAAGCCGATACGGCATCGTCGTCGACCGAGCCGAGCGCACCTTCGTCTTCGACCGCTTCTCCGCGGTTATGATCCTGAAGACGACGTCGATCGATGCCGACAGCGTCGAGGTGGCTTACCTCGACAGCGCTGGCGCGAGCCAGCAACTTGCCGATGCGCGCGTGGTGCCGGCGGGCGAGCATTTCCGCATCGTCCCCGCGGTGGGGTCAGACTGGCCGATGGCCGCCAGCGGGGCCGGCGTGATCAGCGTCACGGCACAAGTCGGCTACGAGCAGGAGGCCGACAGCAGTGACGCTGTGCCTGCCGACATCAAGGCCGTCGGCAAACTCCTGGTGGCGCACTGGTATCTCAATCGGGAAGCCGCTGCGCGGGAGATGGGCGAATTGCCCCTGGGCGTGACAGCGCTGCTCAACCCATATGACCCGCCGAGAGTTTGATGGAGGCCGGGAAGAAGCGGACCCGGATCGTCGTCGAGCGGCGGATCGTCACTCAGGATCCGACCTACGGCACGTCGGTCGAGGCCTGGGTCGTCCACAAGCGGCTTCGCGGCGAGGTTCAGGATTTGTTGCCTAGCCGGGGCGAGCAGATCGCCGACGGGGTCGATATCGGCAACCGCCCGTGTCGCGTGCGGCTCCGGTATCGCAGCGACATCACCAGCGACATGCGGCTGATCATCGGGGCGCGGACGCTCCGTATCGTGACGATGCCCGCCGAGATCCATCGCGGGCGCGACATAGAACTGGTCGCCGAGGAACTCACCACGGAGGGCCAGCAGGCATGAACAAGCAGTTTCCCGTGTCGGGCGTGGCCGATCTCGACAAGTTCCTGGCGGCCTTTCCGAAGAAGTTGGCGACCAAGGCCTATCGGCGGGCGCTGACGGCTGCGGCCGACCCGATCGAGAAGGAGGCCCGGCTGCGGGCGCCGAAGAAGTCGGGCAAGATGGCGAAGGGGATCAAGAAGGGCAGTCCGCGCAAGAACCAGGACGGCACATTCTCCATTTCGGTTCGAATGACCGGCCGCGACGCCTTTCTGGGCCTGTTCGCCGAATATGGCGTGGAGCCGCACCTTATCGCCCGGAAAGGCGGTCGGCGCGGTCGCGCGGCGCTGAAGGCGGCCAAGGGGCAGGGCGACAATAGCGGCGGCGTGCTGAAGATCGGCGACGAGTTCGTTTCCGGCATCATCTCGCATCCCGGTTACGCCGCGAGCCCTTTCCTGCGACCGGCGCTCGACCTGCGCGCGGAGGACGCGATCGCGGCCTTCGCAGCGAGCCTGCGGGCGTCGATCGAGGAAATGAGCGGCTATGTCGCCCCGATCGCCGAGGCGGCCTGATGGACGGCGTCGCTGCCCTGCGCGTCGCGCTGCTGGCCGACAGCAGGCTGACCGACCTGGTGCCCGCCCAGCGGGTGATTTCGGGCGTGCTGCCGCAAGGGATCGACCTGCCGGCTATCGGGCTTCGATCGATATCGCGGGTGGAGCCCGCCGACCTGGCGCGCGAAGACGAGCAGTATGTCCGCGAGCGGATACAGGCTCGGGTCGCGGCAAAGAGCTACCCTGAACAGAAGGCGGTGGAGCGGGCCGTCCGCCGGGCGGCGCGGTTCCAGCTCGATATCGCTGTCGAGGGCATCACCGACGTCACCATCCTGTTCGATGGCGCGGGGCCCGACATCCACAGCGAAGACACCGACATCCACATCGGGACGCAGGATTTTGGCGTCTCGTACAATGAGGACATGTGACCATGCCTATCGTCGCCGCCAAGGCCTTCACCCTGGATAGTCAGCGCTACGTCAAAGACGAGCCGCTGGATCACTTCTCGCCCGAGCTGGTCGCCGAGATGCGCCGGATCGGGAATATCGCCCCGGAGCCCCCCGCGCCGCCGCCTGCGCCGCAGCTTGTGGCTGATCCCGAGCCGGCCGCGAAGCCGTCGCGCACGCGCCGGGGCGGATCGGCCGACTAACAGATTTGCCGGATCGGCAAGTCCCCGCCCGTCCGTGATCGGGCTTTTCAACGCTGGAGTTCATCATGCCGAAAAACTCGACGGGCACGACCTATCATATCTGTGCCACCCTTCCCGCGACGTTCAACCAGGCGGGCTTCGAAGCGCTGTCGTTCACCAAGGTCGGCCGCGTCGGCGGGATCGAGGGCGATGTCGGTCGCACCTATCAGACCTCGTCCTTCACCGATCTGGAGACCGGCGCCGTATTCACCGACAAGGGCTCCTATGATCCCGGCGCCATCACCATCCCGGTCGCGATCAAGGATGACGATAGCGGCCAGCAGATCGCCAAGGCGGCGGTCCCTTCGCGCAACAATTACGCGCACAAGATCGTCCAGCGCGACGGCAAGGTGAAATATTTCATCGGCCTGGTGCTGGGCTTCCCGACCAGCTTCAACGACGCGAACTCGACCACGCAGGGATCGGTGTCGATCAAGATCAACCCCGACGACGCCGGCAACGACTTCGTCGAAGTCTGATCCGCGCACGGCCCTAGGGAGAAACCACGATGGCAACGCTCAGCAATGCCCAGATCGGCGTCAGCTTCGCCGCGCTGCTGGCCAGTCAGCTCGACCTGCGCGATGTGCAGGACAAGCTCGCCGTGTCGCCCAATTACGCCTTTGCCAACGGCACGGGCGCGAACCAGGCCAATCAGACGTTTGCCGATATCCGCACGCTGTCGGCGTCGGCATCGGAGAATCTCGACCTGGCCGGCGGCCTGGTCGATGCGTTCGGCGCGACGATCACGATGACCAAGGTCAAGGCGATCCTGATCATGGCGGCGGCGTCCAACACCAATGACGTGCTGGTCGGCGGTGCGGCATCGAACGCGGCGGCGGCCTTCTTCGGCGATGCGACCGATGTGGTGAAGATCAAGCCCGGCGGCCTGATCCTGCTGGTCGCGCCGGATGCCGCCGGCTACGCGATCACCGCCGGCACGGGCGACCTGCTGAAGATCGCCAATGGCGCGGGCGGCACGTCCGTCACCTACACGATCGCGATCCTCGCGACCGTCTGACCCGCTCCCGGCCCGTGAGCCGGCATTACCCCTGACGACTTCCCCCGACCCGTCTCGATCCTCGAGGCGGGTCTTTCTGTTCCGGCTCGCTCGCATCACGGGGCGGGCGAGCCGGGGCACCCCTTCCGTGAAAGGATGTACCATGCCCGTTGATGTGTTCGCTCTGAGGGTCGCCGAAATGGCGGACCTGCCGATCAAGTTCCCCGACGGTTCGCCCATGGTCGACGGCGATGGGCTGGCTGTCACGGCCAGCGTCTTTGGCCCCGGCACGCGGATCTGGCAGGTCGCGCATGCTACGATGCGGCGGAAGGCCATCAAGCGTTCGCGGGAAGCGAACGGCAAATATGAAGCCGCGCTCGATAATGCGACCGAGGATACGGTCGACTTCCTCTGCGCGATCATCAAGCGGTTCAACAATTTCGCGAACCCCGACGGGATCGACGACGCTGCGCTGGTGGCCAAGGTGCTGAACGAACCGCTGCTCGGATACATCCGCGATCATCTGTCCGACGACGCGAGCAACTGGGAAAATTTTACGAAGGCGTCGTCGCGCAGCTCGAACTCTGGGTCCGGCAATTTGCCTGGCTGAGTGCAGTTCCGCGGCGCGATCGGAAGGGAGAGGGGGGCGACGACACTCTCTCCCGGTTCGAGCTGCTGTCGCGCGACGGGGCGCCGATCCTCTGGCCGCCCAATCCTGCCGATCATATCACCGAATGGCTTCAGGAGATCGGCCCCGCCATGGGCGACCGGCCGATCTCCGAACAGGAGCTGGCCGCATGGCAGGCCAATAGCGGGATCGAACTGGACGCCTGGGAGGCGCGGACGATCCGGCGGCTGAGCAAGGCCTATCTGGCGCAACGCTATGC